TGAAATTACACTCCTAGATAGAAATGTACTCATGAATATCTCTTAGTTAAAAAAATATTCTTATGGTACATCATGTACACGAGTCTCATCCGCCCATGCATGACAGTTAGAAAGAATCGGATAAAACTGTCTCGTGAAGTCGTCCACAATTTGAAAGAAATAAGCAAGTTGTCTTCTATCAAACAGTGGGAGTATGCTGGTGGTATTAAATATAAAAATTATGCATTTAGTGAACCGACCCGTATTACATCAAAAAAGAGAGACCGTGTCGATGTAGAAGAAATTGAGAAGGTTTGGTATTCAGAAATAGCATATCATACACACCCAGGAATTGGGTATAATGAATGGAGTGTGTGTGAAAATATACAAATATTTACAACGCTTCCAAGTAATGCAGATTTTGAAGCGTACATAAAAGGCTTTCCCAAAATGCAAGTCAATCTAATTTGTGAATCACATGGATATTACGTCATTGATATCCTCGAATCATCCTATAATATGGCAGCGCCTCTACCCGAATCTGTTTATGAATACATGAGAAAACTTCGTAGTCAGCCATTCATGCGTATAGGTGCATTTTCAGATGATGGAATCGAATATTTCGCAACAACTCTAAAAAATTGGAAAACATATATTAACGAACAAGTTAATAAAGATATGATGAAACTTTTTGGAATATCAATTCGTTATTATGGGTATAGTGATGAACCCCCAATTGTCACCGTCTATCAGGATATAGACGAAGTATAGAATCTTCCAACTCATCCACTTCATACCAAGCCCAATGACACTCCGAAGAATCTTTGTCAATCTTACAAATATCCTGTGCTTCTTTTATCGCTTCCGTGAAACGAAAACGAAGTCTCAGATTTTCCTTGATCGGGCGTACCTCCACGATACATGGTCGCTGGTACATACCTTCGAGGACATTTCTACGAGTCTTTGCCAACTTTATTTTGTAAAGATTATTTTCGGAAAATGTTGCTACACATTTCATACTCTACAATTGTTTAAAGATTTTAAGTATATTTATTAGAAGATGTTCACATAGTGTATGGATACTTCCTGACCCATAAATTACATATCCATTTCTCACCAGACTTTACAGGTTGCCCACCATGTAAAGCTTTGGACGTCATCATCTCATAATTATCAAGTGTCTCGAAGAAGAGGGCATCACCCGCACCGAGCTTGTATTTTTCACCCAACTTGGGGAACACAGTCTCACCACCTTCATAGTCATCGTTCAGAGCTAAAATAAATGTGTACATTCTCATGTTACTTTCATTTTTAAATGCATCCTGGTGTGGTTTATAAAAGCCACCTGGTTCATATTTGAGCACCTGAAGTGTTTCACAATTCGTGAGAGGTCTATCCGTATACTCGAGACATCTTTCCATGACATTTCGAACAATTGGATCATCTTTAGTCAACCACGCGGTTTGACTTTTACGCACATTCTCATCCACTTTCTTACCATTTGTGACAGTCGATGTTTCCATATTCTTCTCAGCTTCCTTCATTAAGTATTTCCGTTCATCGTCTGATAAAAAGTTTTTTATCATACGAGGTTTGGAGTATTTGGGTAAGAGGTAGATGACTATAAGTATTATGAATAGTAAAAGTATCATCCTATTGTATTCATATATAAATATTCCTAGGAGTTTTACAAGTATATCTTTTTCGAATTGTTTCAAAAATATCATTTCCATAGTCCACAATTTCATGTATCATGTCTACAATCTCATCATGACGTTCAGGTTCAAGAACATATTGTCGGAGTAGATCACCACCACTATTTGCCATCATTTCGAAAATATTTGAAATGTCTCGCATTTTTTCAAGGTATTTTTCTTGACACTGTAAATGATGTTTAAAATAAACTTCATCTACATCATTCAACATATATGCTACCCGGAAATGTAAGTTATCTATAGGTCGAAGATCCAAATATATATTTTCCCGCTCCACGTCGTGTATAATTACCGCACAACGAAGTATTTCATTCGAAGCTAGAATTTCACGAAGTTCCCTGAATGATGGTACTCCACCACATGGTATATCTCCATGTTCCCGAGACATCATCGTTTTTTTCTTAAACTCTATGAAATGTGGATTATGTATACGCCCCTTATCAATTTCACCTGTTCGCCAATTGAATGCTGTATGACACGATATACACCACATCTGTGCACACCCACTTGTCTTATGTATGACAGTTCCACATTTAGGACATGATTTACTATCCTTGTTCAAGAGTTTCATAGTTTTTACAACTTCTGGATTACATTCATGTGTTTCAGTAAGTTTCTCATTACAACTTTTACAAAATTTGTCATCACATAAACCACAATACCATTCCTCATTTAAAAATCCTTTACATTCTTCCATTGGACATTGTCTTACAAACTTTCTAGGTTCACCGTCTATCAGAGTCCCACGATATCGAATATCTTCTAAATGTCTGTGTGTAGTTTCCATTTGACGATATAATGTAAGAATCTCTGGGTGAATCGGATGTATCTGATCCAAATCGAATGTTTTATACCTGTTATGAAGTTCTATAAGTTTATATTTTTGATCTTTAATAATATCCCGCAATCTACGAATATTTAAAACACGTTCAACTTCGGGTTGCGTTTGAGGCATGAGTGCTTTTTCCCTTTCAAATAGAATATTCTCACGATGTCGTCTAAGTTCCGTGTTTCGGAAATATTTGGTACAAAATGAATCCACAAATTCACGATTCCATAGAGTCTTACACCCCATACAATGTGGATCTTCGAAAGAGGAAAGTATATATCTTTGAGAACATGATCTACAACTCGTTAAATCACAAAAAGGACACTTGACTTGTTTGTGATTTATCTTATTTAATTTCTCACAACATACATTACAATTTTCCATTAACTTAAAGGCATTTCATTTCTTTAACCAAAAAAAAATAGTAATAGAGTATAAGTAATATGGAAAAGCGTACAAAAATGATATTATTGGTTTTGGTGTTATTGTTATGTTCTTCCTCCAGTGCGGCTGCTATGATGGGTGGTGAAAAAGAACCAATTGTGGCCACGAAGACAGCCAAAATTGGAGTTCCGGATGAGGCTGAGAAGGCTTCGGACGCTGCCACCGCTAAGAAGAAGAGGGATGCTATCCCAACCCCAGTCCTCCGTGACACCCCAGAAACTATGCGAAGTGCCTCGACTGTATGGTCGGGTCAAGCCATAGGTGTTGGTCATGGTCTTGGGCGTCTAGATTCTGTACAGGGATGGTCAGCCCAGACCAACGCAATTGGTGAATGGTACCAGATGGATAACGGTGTGGTTGGTAAAATCACGGGTGTCGCCATTAAAGGGCGTACTGCGCATGATCAATGGGTCAAAACTTTTAAAGTCGAGTCCAAGGGTGCCACGGGAACATGGTCAGATGTCGACAGTGGTAAGGTTTATACAGGGAACACAGACATGACAACTCAAGTCGATGTGACCTTCGACGCCCCCGTGGATGCTAGGTACATTCGCATCTACCCACAGACATGGAATAATCACATGTCTCTACGAGCTGATATCGTCGCTGGTAAGACCAGGACAGATAAGACCCCCACTATTGTTGATGTCCCATACAGTGGACACAAATCGTCGGGGAACTGGGATGGGGACGCCATCGGTACAAGTCATGGTGCGGGTCGCTTAGACTCAAAGCGTGCATGGTCCGCCAAGCCAAGTGCGGTAGGTCAATGGTATGAATTAGACAATGGTAGTGCCACTGACATATCAGGTGTTGTTATCAAGGGGCGACCACTTCACAGTCAATATGTAACATCTTTCAAGGCACAGTACAAAGATTCGGCGGGTGCATGGAAGGATGTTGACAGTGGCTACATTTTTGAAGGGTCGCAAGACAAGGGTAGCCAAGCCAATGTATTTTTCAAGGCTCCTATAAACACATCAGCTATTCGCATCTACCCACAAACATGGAATAAACACATGTCGATGCGAGCCGGTCTCATGACAGGGGGGTCATCCTCAATTGAAGGATATAGGTCTAGACCATTTAAAAATGAAATACAAGGTTTCACATTTTATTGAAAGTCTACAAAATTGCTAATCATTTCATGTGCGTCATCTCTCTCGTACACTGTCTGCGCAAAAAAGAGAGTCATATCTGCCTGCCCATATGACAAGTATGTACCCCGATACTTCTCATAAATAGTTGTGAGTTCGTCTAAATTTTCTTCACACCACTCCCATACATTTTCCTCTGTCATGTCCCTATGGAGACCCCGTTCAATGAAGTCTG